GGCAAGCGGGGAACGTATGGGAAGGAGTACATACGTTTTGCGAAGAACGAGTCCGAGGTAGTAGCTTCGAACTTGGCGCAAAGTCAGAAGGCAGATACAAAACGTGGTAACAAGGGGTCTCTCTTCGTAGTAGACGAGATAGAGTTGGTAACCAAGGAGGTTCGTACCACTGTTATTGACGATATGATGGCGGATGCGTACACTGAGAAGAAGATGATAATGGTTGGTACGCCAAAGACAGTAGCCAATCCCGAGTTGGAGATAGAGTGGGAGAGCTATCAGAAGATGCCAGATGAGTATGGCACTCATCATATGAATGTATGGGAGGCCATAGACACTGGTTGTATCACTAATAGTTATATAAAGAACCGTTTTAGGAGGTTGAATATCCCCTGCCAGTGGGTTCTGAAGAAAGGATTCTGCGGAAAGCACACATATGGTAAGGACGCGGAGATAGATGGCTGGAAATGCAACAACTGTTGTATGTTGAATGAGGACTTTGTTGCTGAGAATATGGGAGAATTCCCTAAAGCGGCCGGAAAATTCTTTCCAAAACTGTTTTTGGAACAGTGTGGGACCGAGGATTGGCCGTTAACGCTTAAAGCAGAGGGAGGAAGGCGGTATGTTATGGGAATTGACTATGGATTACTGCTGAATGCTACCCAAATCACTGTGTTCGAGATAACTGACAGCATTGCGCGGCTTGTTTTCTGGGAAGAAATATCTCCTGTGCCCCCAGATAAGGGGAGCCGGGACTATGACCCCATCATAAAACGCATAAAACAGATATACCACGCGTACGGGGAGAGTATGTATAGAATATTCCCTGATGCGACCGCCGCCGGCATACAGGTCACTGCCGATTTATGCAAAGGTAGAGGAGCTATACCTAGTTCCCGCATATATAGCAATGAAACGGCAGAGAAGAAGGAAGTTCTGGGAGTATGGATGACTGGGCCCTATAAACACGAGATGATGCAGAATCACCGGCAAATTATAATGGATGGGCGCCTTAAAGTGCCTAATTCCGAGCCATTCTGGACCAAATTCCTGTTAGAACACGACGGAGTGGTGGTACAGAAGGTCCAAGGCAGCTCGAACTACCTCAAATTCAAGGAACCAGTAGGTGGTAAAATCGATTTGCTCGATTCTATGGCATTAGCTATGCTATCCCTGTCAGCAGATGTGCAACAACCATTCCTTGGGATGCATACGTGGGGTATGGAATGAGTATGTTTCAGGGTAATGTGGAGAACGACTGCATAGCTATACTCGGTTGGTGCTATAGAAATCAGGGCAAGTATCAGAGCTATCGCACCCTTGAGGACGAACTTGATATACCATTAGGTACATTACATCGAATTATATGTGGTTTCATATACTTTGGCGAAGGACACTGGGCATTGGAAACATATGCCAAGAAATACGGTTATATAGTGGAGTATGTAGGCAAACCTGGGTGTCTTATCTGGGTAGATAAGCGACAGAAACACCTCGAACAGTCGATACTGTATAAAGATACTGGTGAGGAATGGAATGACTATGAATAGTGTTCCAGATTTAGTATATGGAGTGCTCTTATGCCTGAAGATATAGAGAGATTACCTTTTTTTGGAGGATGGTTCGATAGTAACACAAATCCTTCCCAGACTACTGAGAAATTCGATGTATATGATACTACATTAAAGGACTACAGAGGGAAGGAACCGCCCAAGTTCTACGACAATTTATTGATAGAATATGAGGAAAACGAATGGTTTTCGTTCCTTGTAGACTATCTTGTTGGTGAATTGTTCACTGACTACGAGTTTGTCGGAGACGGGGCTGACGATGTTCGCCAATTCTTCACTGAAGTAGACCCATTAGCCTATGATGAAGTAGAAATGATGGGACTTAACGTTGTACGTGAAGGCACAGGCGCATTGAAGAAATACTGGTTAGATGGTGAATTGAAGCAGATAAAGGCAATGAACGGTCGCTTAATTCGTCTTAACCTATTGGACAAAAAGGGAAATGTCCCATCCAACAAATCTGCCAGTAAAATTGGTAAAGGAGCTGGGGGCCCAAATAATATTATGGGCCAGAAAGTTAGCTCTACTTCGCCCAGTACGGCGGTTAATGAGGTAGAAGACACTAAATGGCTTCAAGTAACTGTATCGACCGACAGCAAGTTCGCTGTTAACCTGAAAACCTGGAGAATAGACAACTTTGAGGACTACAGAGACGACCAGATTGCCCTTTGCAGGATAAAACGTGACCCGAGGAGTCCATATGGGATTCCATTCGGTCGTTCGTGTTTTCACATAATAAAGGCAATGAAAATGATTGACCGTGATGTTTTGTCTGCATTGAAGGCAAATGCGGCCAATTTGAAGGTAATTCGTGCGGATTTAAGTGGTTTGGATAGTGATGCCGACAAAAAGACGGCATTGGAGAACCTTGGTAAGGCATATGACAAGATTGCCACTGCCACTACTGGAGTTATCGCAATAGATAACCACCACGAAGTTGGCTATATGGGCACAATGGGCACAGGAAGCCGTGATGGCCGACTTCTGTCAGTTATGGAACATTTGGAGCCCGTAGTATCAGCACTTTTGATGAATTTCCTATTATCTATAGGATTAATCGAACAAACAGGAGCAAACAAGTCTCTTATCGCTAGACAGGAAATAAGAGCAGAGAGACAGATATCTAGGTATCAAAGAGCAGTCTCAAGATTCTTTGAGACGCAAATATTCCCTGACATAACCGAACAGGATTGTAGACTTGTATTTTGCAAGTTTTACGAGCCTGAGATATGGTTAAAGTTCTGGGAGAAGAACATTGTGACGAGAGAGACGTTAATGGAGAAACTTTCTTTGGTAGACGAAGGAAATACCTACTTTAACGACGTTTCAATGCCTATGGGACAGGGCGGAATGAATTTCGGCAAAGGGGCCGATAAAAAGGCGGACAGTAGCAATGATGACTCATCTGACCTACGAACCCGCGAGGAGGCTCAATAATGCCAATAGTAGGAAAAAAACACTTTCCGTATACCAAAGCTGGGAAGCGAATGGCCGCGGAAGAAAGGAAAAAGAAAAAAAAGAGAGGTAAATATTAATGACAAGTACACTAACGGCCGCTACAATGACCGTAACAGTAACAGAAAGTATAAATCTGAATGGAACCAATCAAGGAGCAACAAATACATTATCACTAGCTAGTATAGCGGAAGTAAGTAAGAGGATAGTTAATGTACCTGCATCAGAAGTAGAAGTAGTAGCTATGAGCACTGCAGTAGCTGCAGGAACATTTGTTGAATCTACAGTAAAATATATTCGATTAACTAATTTAGATGATACAAATCACATTACACTAACATTTAAAGATGAGGATGCAACTGAATTTGCTGTATTACTAGATAAAGGACAATCATTCATTTACAATGGAGACATTTCTGCCGGTGTAGTAAATACTATGCACGCGGGAGGTTCTGCATTAACAGTAAGTTTAAATGATTTAGTAAATATAACTGCTTTAGCAGATACAGCAGCTTGTGATATGGAAATTTTAGTAGCATCAACTTAATCTAAATAATGGATGAAGATGACCTGTTTACGAACGTTTTATCAAAAGAGGAACTAGATGCAATGATTAAAGAAGGAAAAGACGAAGATGACGGACTTTTTGAGCAAATAGGCAAAACTGCAGATAAGATTGGGGAAACCAAAGTAGGAAAGAAGATAGGAACGGTTATTACAATTATTCTTCTTGCACTACTTAGCGGTGGCGCTAATATGACTATTCTCAGTGATTACTTTAATGATGACGATGATGGTCCAATAGGAGGATGTTTACAGGTCGATGCAACTAATTATAATTCAAAAGCTACTTTTGATGATGGAAGTTGCAACTTTTTAGTTATTATATATGGATGTACTAATCCAGGTGCGGAAAATTATAATAGTCAAGCTACTCACGATGATGGACGTTGCGTAGTCATAAATGACAATCCTAACGGTACTACGAACGAAACCGCTGCTATTTATGGTTGTATGGATATAGAAGCTAATAATTACGATGATAAGGCTACGGAAGACGATGGTTCGTGCGATTATGAAGATGAATATGAGGAAGAACACGGAAATCACTCATCTGTACACTTTTATCCCGGTTGGTACAACGAAGAGCTGGATAATGCATCTGTTTTCTGGGTAGACCCAGAAGCTGATGGTATATCTGTATTGACAGATATAGACACAGATTGCTATGATTATAATACATCTGTGCTGGTTTATGCGGATGTATGGATTGATGAGAACGAAGATGGTGAGTATGATGAGTATATGTACAAAGACTTATATATGACCGTCAATGGTATGGATTGGGATAACCATTGGATTAATTTCACTTATGAGGAACTTAACGAGACAAATGGTACGTGGTCTATGTGGGTAGCATTATTTGTGTGGGACGAAGAATCTGAGGATTACTACTATCAACAACACTTTGACATTCCAATGATAAGAGTGGAGGCGTAAATGAGTCATCACGAACCTGATTCAGCGAACCCAGACGGGAACTTTGCTAACTTTATGATGATATTAGTAGCAGCACCGGTTGTTATGGCTTGGGTAGGATTATCTGTATTCCTAGTTACGATGGCATTTAGCCACCCAGAAATAGTGCAAGATATAGAATCTTATAAGTCAGTATTATTAATTATAGGCTCGCCCGCGCTAGTAATTATATATAAAGTGTTAGAATTGTGGACTGCTCAACAGAACAGTCAGATAGAACAGACAAGAAAGGGAACGTTTCGTAACGGAGAC